TGACGTTCTACACCACAGCGGGATTGCCCCACAGCTCGGTCTTCTCCTCAACGCGCAGGATGGTGTCCTTCGCGGCGGCAGTCTTCTTGACGCCGTCTGCGGTAATTTCCGCGAACACGCCGTTGATCAGCGGTTCGGCGGCAGTATAGGCGCCGTCATAGACGTGGCCCATCAGCTTAGTCACATAACCAGCCATATCTCATTCCTCCGTTTCTTATCAGGCCTTGCCCAGCAGGTCATCGTATTCGCCCTTGGCGGTGATACCGCCGCCCATAGCGTAGGATGCGACGACAGGCTTGGTCTCGGTCTTTTCCTTCTTCATAGATTCAGCAATCAGCGCAGCATAGTCCGCCTTCTGGATCGCTTCGGCAACAGCAGTTTCCTTGACATCCAGCCCCTGAGCCTCAGCAAATCGGGTCAGCTCCTGCTGCTTGGCAGCCAGTTCAGCTGCAGCCTTATCGGCACGCAGCTGCTCGACCTCTGCCTTGATGGGATCAAGCTCGGATACCTGTGCCTCCAGTTCAGCAATGCGGGTGTCCTTTTCTGCCAGCTGGGTTTCCGCTTCGGTCAGCTTACCGGTCGCCTCGGCCAGCTCAGCCTCAGCCTTTTCGCGCTGCTCCTTTTCCTTAGTGAGCTCCTCGTCCTTCTTGCGGAGCTCTTCATCATTAGTCGCCTTCTGCTCAGCCTACTGAAGCTTTCCTTCCAGTTCGGCGATCTTCTTATCCTTCTCGTCCATTTCCTCTTCATCCTCTCTGTCATCATCTTTATCGTTTTCCTCTTCAGCGATCAGTTTGAGCGCTGTCGCCTCGGGGCAAGCGGGAGTCGTAACCACCGCCATTCCAATCAGTTCGTTGCCTTCTGCGGCGTCGATCAGCGTAACGCCATCCATCTGGGTGGCATTGCCTACCAGTATCTCAAACGAGAAATTCAGCGCACCTGCTTCATACAGCCGCATGAGCGTTTCACAAAGAATAGGATTTCTCTTAGGAATTCTCGCTTCGCCAAGCAGGCTTATCACGCCGTTGTCAATCTCCTTGGCAAAAGAAAAGAACGAGCCGATCTGCTCGCTCTCAAAGATGCCGGAGGTCTTGTTCAGGCGGTGCGTCAGACCATCCATGCCGCCGTTTCTCAGGCGACCCGCGTCCGCGCACTACGGAAGACAAGTGTACTTATCTGCATTGGCAACGATATTGTCGATAAAGGCTTCGCTCACAGCAAAGCCGTTTCTGTTGGGCGCCGTGGAGAACATGCGCATCACGACAGTCATGTAGATGTCGTTCTGCTCAGCTGCCGCCATCAAAACCCGCGACGCCATAAAAGATACCTTATTCATTGGTTCCTCCTCTTATAAACTGCCTTCGGGGTTTGAGGGCTTCGGCTGCGCACCTGTCTGCGATTTCAGCGGATCAGAGCTGCGCTCCGTGTCATCCATTGCCGGGCGACCAACCTTACCGTCGCCGGATGCAGAAGATTCATGAGTCTTTCCAGTATCTTTCTCTCTGGCAGGCTCATGCTTCATACGCTCCACTTCCTGATCCATATCATATCCGTGAGTCTGCAGCATGGTCTTGGTAGAAACAACGCCGGCTTCCCACAGCTTCAGACATACTTCCTGAAACTTATGACTGTTAGCCAGATCCACAGGCGGATAGGTAAAGCACGGCACATTTTCCGGGCGGCTGTGCGTTACGCCGCCGCGTCCTCTGCCGTTGAGCCGCAGGTTGATCTTATCCATGAGCTCACAGAAGTTGTCCCGCGCCTGCTTGATGCGGATCGCCGCAGTCTGCATGGATACCTGCGCAGAAGCAAAGTTGCTGCCGTCCTCAGCACGGCCGGAGACAATAATACCAGAGATGCCGCCTGCGGACAGGATTTCTGCATTGACATCCCGGTACTTGTCATCCGAGAACATCTCGTTCAGGTTCGGCTGAATGACCTCCGCCTTACACAGATGGTTGGTCGTCGCAAGTGCAGAACCGGTCATCGCCCTGCGGAATAGTGCGTTGACTGCATTGAGTGCAGTGATATCCGGCATAATGTCCGATTTGCTGTCACCATAGGTCACATGCACAAAACTGTGCGCACCCAGATTCAGCTATGCGGATTCATACTGCGCGATCAGTGCCTTCCTGCGAAACGCGCTCAGGCAGGTGGCAACCATTGGAACGGCATACCGCGTCCAGTCCTCCTTGAAGTCCTGCATGCAGAATGTATTCTCCGGATTCAGCTGCACCCAGTCGGAACCCTTCTTGATTGCCTCCGCCACCTCGGGCGGAAAGCCCTCCAGTCGAACTTCCAGATCCTCATCCTCCAGAAAATCCTTCTGCGCCTTGACGCCCTGCTGGCGCATATCGTCGCGGACGGATTTGCAGTTGAACTCCAGCACCGGCTCATTGCCGATCATGACGTTCGCAATGCGGATCAGGTGAACCGGGAGCGTGATGATTCTGCCGTCCTCCATCAGGTAGACGTATACATTGCCGTACTTGTAGTACTGGTAATATATGCTTCTGGCGCGATCCGCAAGGCCGATGCGTTCATAGTACTCCTCGTATTTTTCCTTGGTCTGCTCGTTTGCACCGATCAGCCGCCAATCATCCGCAATGCTGAAGGGCACATATACGCCCTTGATGATGCCGCGGTAGATTGGATCAGCGTCCACATAGTAGTCGCTCAGTTCGAACAGGCTGTTGATGTTGCGCTGCTTGTCTCGAAGGATGCTGTCATAATCATAGCTCGCAAGGTCGCCGGTATAGGTAATGGACTTATCATTGTACGTCATCGTACCGTTGCCGTCATCCTTTGCGCCCACAGCTATATCTATGTTTTTTGCCTGTCTGGGCTCGTCCCGCGGCTGAGGGGTCTTTCTCTATCTATCAAACCATCCCATTCTGATTCCTCCCATTATAATTTGCTGACCACGCCGATGCATGCATCCACAGGACGCAGCATGCGGCGCTTCCGTTCGTCTTCCAGTTCAGCGATGTATCGGACTGCCATTGCAAGCGCCGAGTATCTGTCCTTATGCTGATTGGTGCGTGCAACATCATAAAGAACAGTACCGCCCGCTCCAGTCTTCATAACCACATTACCCATCTCAATCTGCAGGGCGTCGCCTTCCAGATAAATCGCTTTCTCCTGTATCGTCAGCTTTCGCTTCTTAGGCGCTTCATCATCTGTATCGTCCTCAACCTCTGCATCAGCAAATCTGGATCCGACCGGTAGCTCAATAGAGTGCTGTTCCAATGCGACTCTCAGGCAGGAAACCAGCTGCTGATTGATCTGCTGGTTTGCCTTGACGCTCCGCAGAATAGGAACGGAATTGTGTATGATGGAACGCGTATCGTCCAGTGTCCATGGCGGATATTCCTTGCCATTGTCGTCTGTCCACGGCTGAGAGAGAAATTCCGGCAGAGCATCACCGAGACCTCTGTGGTCGAAAACAATTTTGATGATCCGGGGAAAACGTGCATACGTTCTGCGCACTTCCTCTGCCAGTGCATCCAGTCGCTTTCCGTGATAAGATCGCATGTAAACGAGCTTTTTCAGATAATTTCCGTTTTCCATCTCAACCAGCTTTACAACAGTGACGACTGCATTATCAGCAGTACGCACGTTGGAGGTCGCGAGGTCAACGCCCATGACATAATCTGATGTACAGCTTGTGGGCTGAGCGACTTCCACATGGCGCAGCGTTCGGCAGCTCTCCGTCAGATCATATGGGAACATGGAACCTGATTCCGCACCTACGAAACAGCTGCCATATTCCATGGCGAACTTCGCCTCGGGCATCTTTTTCTGCTCTTTCAGGAAGAACTCCAGATCCGTTATGCCGACGCGAGCCGCGCTCTGATAGTCCAGTGCGCACGCGAAGTTCGATGTGCTTCCTTTTGAAAACTCCTTCTACGCAGCCATGAACATGGCGTAGAAATAATTGCTTTTCAAACAAGCGGAAGTGATCGAAATGGTCTTACTTGCATAGTCCTTAATGCCGCGCTGATGACAGATATCGCGCTTGGTATTGCGGACAGGACCGATGACCGCATCCAGATCGTCCGCCTTGACCTCGGGCGATTCGTCGATCACCATGATCTTAGCACGGTTGCCTCGCATGGTGCCAACTGAAAAGCTCTCGATCTTCGAACCGTTCTTCAGAGTACAGATACCCTTGTTTCGGGACAGCTGCACAGGGCGATGACTGTCCGTCTGAATCTCACGCATGATCTCGGGATTCCGAACAAAGTAATCCTGAATCTTCTTAACGATCAGGGTTGCCTGTTCAGCGGTGCCCGAGACAACAGCGATCAGGCTACCGGGATACAGGACGCCAACTGCAATACAGCACTACGCTGTCAGCCACGTTTTTCCGTAGCCGCGGCTTTTGACCACCATGAGGGTATCAGCATTGCCGAACTGTCGAGCGACAACACGCTGCGTATCCTTTAACTTGATGTGGAAGTATTCCTCAATGAACACATCCAGATGTGTCCGCCAGAAGTGGATCTGCATGGCCCATAGCTTCACGTTCCGGATGTCTCTGATCTGCGTCTATATCATACGACCACCTGCTCAAGTCCGACAGCAGCGACAGTGTGACGAAAATCTGCGATGATCTTATCGATGTCGTCAGGTGGAAATTCCACCATGGGCGTGTCCAGCTCACCACTCATCTCGATCTTGGCAACGATCGCTCCCAGCGAGCCAAGTCCGGCCATATCGCCGGGCTTGCGCTTACAGGCTGCGAAGTTTGCCGATTTCGACAGATTATCGAAGATCGCCTGTGCCTTTTCCCATTCTGCAACGCCTGCCTGTCCCTGCCGCATGCGGTTGTATTTGATGTCCGCATCCAGCGAAGCTTTAGCAGCTTTCCGGGCATAATCCATGATGTTCTGGTTGTCCAATACGAATCCCTCTTCAAGGCGTGCATAATAGTCGTCCAGATAGTCGAGCTCGCGCTGTGTGTAATAGCCGTTCCAGACCTTGGAGTAAATCTGCTCTTCTGCTTCCGTTTCCACAGACTTATCCGCAGTCCCCTCAGGGGAATCGGGATCGAATTCCCGATGCATACCATCTTCGCCGACGTTAGGCGAATAGTGATACAGATTGCCGAGATTCATGATCGAAAAGAAAGCGCGGACAATCGCCTTGTTCTCAACAGCAGTGCGCTTTTCCTCAGGAGCATTCGCATCAAGATAAACAGGATCATTTGCCAGCGAATATCGAGCTTTTTTTACCGCCGCATCATATAGGGTATCAGACCAAAGCCGGTTGTTATACCAGCAGTATGCCTGCAGGGATTCACGATCAGTGCTGTTCTTAACTGCACATTCCCGGCACCATGCATCGTGGAACGATTGACTTGCCCAGCCTTTGTTGGTATAGAATTCGTTCAACGGCTTGATCCGGTTGCAGTAAATACACAGCTTTGAAGCCACTCGCTTTTCCTTGCGCCGGGAGCGCACATTATCATTCGTCTGCATGGTTCGTCTCCACCAGCGAAATGGGATACATGCACCTGCGGCCATAGTCACGCTCGATTACCATAGCCAGTGCGCCCGGATGACCGCCATATCCCAGCCGCTGAGCATAATCATCCATGCCGCACAGACTGGGTACGCGCAGGATAACGGAGTTTCCAGAAGCAGTATAGCCAGCGACCAGCTCGCGTTCCCGATGCTTATGGCCGCAGATCATGAAGTCGATCCGCTCATTATACAGCAGCATCGACTGCTTTGCGGCATTCTCGAGAGAGGCGGTATCGGTATCGTGGGAAAGAAGAATCGACTGACCAAGCACTTTGATCAACTTCCGCTTTTCCGCAGTTTCATCCACCGTGACCGATGGAACGCTGCGAAGACGTTCAGCAATATGCCAGAGAATAATCTTCTCCAGATTCTCGTTTTCGAACTCGCCCTTGCGGCTTCCCAGTGGGCGGATCTCCGTATGGTTTCCGTCCACGCCGAAAACTTCCACATCTGCATGGAGCGCCAGCGCACTGATCCACCTTGCCATGTATTCGGCGAATCGCATACAGCTTTCGACCATACCCCAACGCAGCCGCATCAGCTGACTGGTTCTCAGCATGCCGTCCAGCGAATCGCCGCAAAGCAAAAGCGTCACATGCTCAATCTCTTCCTTCTCCAGAATCATCCGAACCTGACCGAGCAGATTCGACATGCGTTCCTCGAAGATCTCAGGATTATAGGCATTGATCGTTTCATCCCGTAAACCCTTGATCGTCCATTCCGCGCCGTAATGACAATCTGCAATGCACACAACCAGCGATCGGTCGCCAATGACTCTCGCTGGCTGGGACTGAACTCTGATTTCTGGCAGCTTGCCAGCCGCCTCAGCCACTGCACTGCGCAGCGCTTCGCTGCGGCTGTTGGCGCGGTATACTTCATTGATCTCCCTGCGCAGGTCTCGCTAAGTCTGCGCCTCTTCCTCGATCGGCTGTACGCCGAGCATACCGGCTTCAGCTACAAGTTTTACACCGGCGCCCATTTTACGCTACTGATCGGAATGGAGACCGCATTCATGCTTCTGATTGATCTCACTCCAATCAAGGTCTGATGCACCCATGACCTTATCATACATATCGCGCACCAATGCACGTTTATCTGTCATATTCTTCACCACCATTATTCCAGCAGGTACACATCCTGCCCGTTCATCTCATATCCATCCTGATCCAGAAACAGAACAGGGATACCGTTTTCGAGCACCGCATGAATCCTGTCCATGTCGTACAGCAGACCTTCCTTCGTCTCTCTGGGGGCATACTGATAGACTGATTCTGCGATACAGTAGTAACGGTCATTGATACTGAAGCAGTTGTCCGTATCGACCGAACAGATTCTGATTTCCGCCCGCGGATGCTGACTGCGAACCCGCTGAAGCCGCTGGGACTTGGTTTCCACCTTTGCATGTACTGCGCGATCGCGCTTCATGTATTTTTTAGCCTTGCTGTCCAGCTTATCCAGCAGACATTGGTTTGCTGATGCCTGTAACTCTGGTAATCTCTGTCAATGTGATCGCACGCTGTCTTATTATACTGCGTGCAAGTAGCAAGAACAGGACACGTTTGCAGGATCGTTTTCCTGCGGTCAGGACCATGTTCATGTCGGTCGCAGATATACGAACCCGTTTAGCATCATGATCAGCCCGCAGTTCGAATTGATCTGAGAACAACCAATTGACTAGCGCGTCAATATCCTTCATTACTTCATTTTCTGTAGAACGAATAAGTGACTTGTCCTGACGCTCATACCACGACAGAAGATCTGACCGGATTTCAGCTTCCGAGAAGCCATTATGCCGCAAAAAGACAGCCCTTCTTCTCATTTTATCATGGCGCATTCCGCAGGCGGTCAGATCATCACAGACCGGTAAAGCATCTGTTGACTGTTTCTGCGTACAGGTATATAGATGCTGCTTATCCACCGCTTCGCCATTACCTGCCCGAGATGGCATAATACCGTTCAACAGGTCAGTTGAAATCTGTTTTATTGCCACGAGATAATCGTAGTTCTCAACACAATCAAGAGTCACAGGATCAACAAACCAGCAGACGTTTCCTGTCCTCGCATGGATGGATAATGGCAGCTTAATTGCATTTCCGTGGGTAGGCCTGAACTCCACCTTCTTCGGATCATATCCGGTGGCGCTTATTACCCGGTCGTAAATGCTTTTCAGCTGATCCGTTCTGACCAGCTGATCAAAGAACATTTCGACATGATAGCCTTTGCCGCCGCTGAAAGAAACATATATTCTCTCACGCGGGAAACCCATATCTACCAAG